CAGGTTTGGGCCGGAGTCTAACCGGTTAACAGTCTGTGTGAAAAACTGAGCTTACGAAGCTTTTAACATATACACATTATCGAGGTGTTAAAACCACGACGTCGCAATCAGGACAAAACCAAGTGGGAGCACCAACCATTGCGCTGTACAGGTCGCTCAAACGGTCATATAACCACTTGAACGACACACGACAGCCACAATGGTGCTCCTTAAAGGGTGGAAGTTGTAAAACCATTTCCAACGTCGGTTATAACTATATCCAACGTATATGCCCCAGTAGGAGCACCTGTATTTACATACCAAAAATTTACGTTGCCGCCAGTACTGGCAGTCACCGTATAAAAATTTGTGGAGCAGTTAGAATACTCACTGGAGGCAGAAATTTGCGCATTGTATGACTGAGTGTGTCCACTCAACAGATTGGCAGGAGTTAGGGAACCCGATCCTACAGAGATGTACAATGCGCCAAAGGACTGATTGGCACTCGTGCGCACCACAGCATTAATCATATATAGGTCGCCATTGATGGCGTTCGATATGTTAATCGTGGGCAAGTTACTGCTACTGCTTGCATTCAAGCCAGACAACGTTCCAATCGCTGAGTTAACAACGAACGTCATCGTGCCCCAACTCGTTCCAGCTGTTCCCGTACCAGTGACAGTCACATGCGCAAACCCGAAGCGCGCCGGTGAGATGCGGGGTCGCAAGAGAGAAACATCATACGACACCCACAACTCGCCCACCACGGAACTCGTTGGGAAGCTACTCGACGGAGCAGTGGCTATTTGAAACAAGCCAGAATCATAAGCGTTCAACGGGGTGGCAGACTGATAACGCGTCAAATAAGCATTCTGTGTGAACTCACGACATTCCACACCGTACATCATGTTCTTGTCGAACCTTGCGGACACGGCAAAATCAGAGTTTTCCATGGACTGCTTGTTATTAAACGCTGGTGCTAACGGATTATACTCCATTGCCATGACCACGCTCCCCATAGCTGACGAGGAGTTATATGGTGATGTTGTGGAGACAAATTCAAACACGATACCATTAAACCTATATTCTTCAAAGTTTTGAGCAATACTAGCAAGATATGGCATGATTTGCGCTAACCCAGGGTTCAATGGAATGGCGACGTTATTGAAAATACCACTCGATGAACCAGTGGTAACATCTTGGATAAATTCTAGATGCCTTATACGCACCCCATCACTCGTACTACCAAAGGACGCATTAACATCACCACTGGCAGAGCCAGCACCTTTGATTAATGCGTTCACAGCAGTTGGATTGCCAATAGTGTAATCACCAGAGCCAATCAATCGCGAAATCTTGGCCCCCAGCTCCCTACCAACACCTAACCCAGCCGAGACCGGTAATCCGAGACTCGTAGCTAGAGTTGATCCAGCAGCCCCGCCGCCACCAATCAGGGCACTCTTAACAGTGGACCTAAGAATATTTTTAACATCATTAGTCAACTGACTCATGGAATAATCACCTTTGCCCTTGATTTGTGTGCGAGTTTGTTTACGCAGTTTACGCTTCTGATTTTTAGACAACATTTCATTTTAGTAAGTGTATATTTTTGTAAGACGGAAAGAAACACCCATAGGATGTTGGTACCAGCAAGTTTAACGTTCTTGCAAACAGGATGCCTTAAGCCATAGAGTACAAGCGGCCGAATTCCTCATCACTAAGATGGGCACCGGCAACTCTTCGTCCATGCTGACTAGACTCCAACGAGACCAGATCATCATCTTCATCAGACTCCCAGCGACTCTTATAGTCACTAGTGAGCATTGATTCGATTGATTCTGCGTAACTCATGGTATCTAAATCCTCTGAGATCTCATCCCAAAATACGTCCTTAGCAGTAATTGGTATCTTTCTATACTTGCTAGGATTCTTAAGGATCGATTTCTTCAGAGCTTCAGCAGACTGTGCTTTAAGGGATAGTGGTCTATCTATTGGTGGCATTTTACCGTGTCGTTCTGTGACTCTGTCCATCACACCACCCCATCGTCTCATACCCCTATATAGAGTGTAATCGACTGACAGCGGTTTTGGTTTAGTCATTGGAACCTCAACTGACTTCGTGATATATTCCATTTCATCAGAATCACCACCTACGTCACATTCAGAGGTGCGAAATTCAATCTCTTGCGTTTGCCAATCTCGCAAAACACCTTCAGCTCGTTCTTGAATGGTATACATGTTCTTACGATCCGACACATTGGCCCATACTATGTGCCATGATGGACCATATTCAGCAGATTGATAACCATCGCCGCCATCAATGGCGACTAAAGAGCAACGCCACAAGTGATTTGCATTCTTGAGAGCCTTCAAGGTGCCTTCTATCGACATTTCCGCAACATATCCAACAAATGGAGACATTGTCGTTATGTCGGTGAGCACTTTGTCACCACGAGTCCTTTTAATATACTCGCAGTACGCAGAAATGAATAAGACACCGGCTTCATACATGCCATTTGGTCGAAGATGTACTTCCAATTGTGACCTTGCGTCTGATATATTCTCAAGAACCATGGGCAAGACTGACATATCAACATCAAACAAGTTCCTCGCGAAGGTGCTATCTGTATTCAACCCAAAATCATCTGAGTCATAACATAACACCGACGACTGAGGAAAATAGCCCATATTGAGCCATGTACTTGCCAGTCTAATTGCCTCATAGTTAGAAAATTCCTCCTGCGTAAGCCACATTTGCGTCGGATACAATAGGTTTGCACAAGCTCGAGGCAAGTCTTGGTAGACGGATATAGTACCGGTTCTCTCAATAAAGAACCTGTACCCAATGTATAAGAATGGGTGTTTGATTAACATATGTCTCAAACCACTCACCTTAATATTGTCTCCGCCAAACCCTATAGAGTCCATAAATGTCTCTCTATAATACTCCTCAATTCGAATGTCCAAGCCCAATGACTTTCCGACTCTATCAACATACTCCTGCCACCACAATTGTGTGTCGCGCTCACTTCTTTTGGCCCAACTGTCGTGGTCATCTTTCCATGCCTCTACAAGCCGTTGTATGACAACGCTCATCAGCATGTCATTGACCTTACTCTGCAAAGGCGTACCTGATGCACCACAGTGCGCCAGCTTATAAGTTGCAATTGAAAACAACGCAATCAAGCGTGGCTCCATTGTAATATATCTAAATACTGCCGCACTGGTTTCATCAATGTAACTTAAC